CTACCTGATCTCACGTCCGCCTTTGACCCAACGCGAAATGGCATCGAAAACCAGATCCGCAATCCACATGGCGCACATGCCGACGACAAAAGCAGTCGCGTTCATCGCCGCAACTTGCTCCTGAGGCAACGGCCAATTGATGGCCCGCAGGTAGAAAAGTGCCGGCTCGGTCATATAGGTCGCAGCCAACGCCCCACAAATCGGTGATGCCACGATCTCGCGTGGCGTATATCGGCGTCTCGAAAGACCCCGTAGAATCCCACCGGAGAGACCGGCGATGACGACCCCGGATTTGATGCCCAATGCATCCAGAAATTCGTGAATCGTCATTGCTCTTCCCTATCAAATCTTGGGATTCTGGAAATCGGACGCCTCATCGTTCAAGGCATCGGCAGGAAGTCGGCCTCATTTGCCGACGGGCGGTTGAGGCTTTATCAATCCGGCGACACCGTCTCGCAGGATGTTAACGGCAATCTTCAGCGCGCCCAGAGCGGCAATTGCTGCCGCGGTGTAGCCCGGAGCGACGAAGGACTGCGAACATTCCAATGAGCCATCAGCAAGCTGCGTACAGCCCGCCGCCAGGAGGATGGCAACGACCGACGCCGACACGGTGATCAGCACATTCAGAATATTATGAAGCGTATTTGTATTGAGCATTTTTTCCCCTTGGGAATATGAGTGAATTTCAAACGAAGGCCGCGCCGGCGACTTTGATCCAACTCGCAATCACCTCGCGGAGCTGCGTCAAAGCATACGGCATTCGGGGAACGATCTCGTTGGAACGCCACTATGGCGATGCAGCAGCTTTACCTTGCGAGCTGGTCAACGTGCAGCTTCAAGGGCAGCAGCGAACTTCTTCGCGTAGCCTGCGATTTCCTCTGCCCGATCCGTACCGTTGACAATTCTACGGGCACCGATCCAATCAGTTGCCGTGGCGCTAAAATAGTCGCCGAGCTTCCTGCCGGTGAAGAGGCCATTGATCATGCCATCAAAAAGAATCTGAATAGCTTTGAGAGGATCAAGCGCCATCTCCGGATTGTCGGCAATGCCATACTTCAGATAGTTGTCGTATCCCGTGATCTGAACCAAGCCACGACCGCGATAACGCCACCCATCGCCACTTGTCTCGCTGCGATTGCCCATACGGTTCGCATAGGCTCGGTTGGCAATTCGCTGTGGCTGTCGAGCATAGTCAGCCGCCTGCTGTGCCGTGAAGTATTTGCGAAAAGTCGCGAGTAAGCCTGATGCCGAGTAATTGAGATTTTCCGACGCGGTGCACATGGACTTGCCCGTCTCGTGGTAGGCGGTCGCCAACATATAGGCGAGCCAACGACTGTCGAAGGGCTGAGCTCGCCATGCTGCCAGAATGGCTTCCATACCCTTGACCTGATGTGTCGACAGCTGACCATCGAACAGCGATGTGCGCGCCGCCGCGAAAAACTTCGCGTGATCCATAATGGTTTCCTCTGTGGATGAGACCCGCGGAGACCTTGCTCAGGCACAAAGCGGATCTAGTTTGCTAATTCCCAATGATTCTCAGGAGTTAGTGAGTTTGAGTTATGACTGGAGTGGCGTCAGAACACGACGTATCAGGGCGCTTAAGATTGGTGTTTCCGCGATAATCACAACCACAGCACTTGCCGTCCCCGCAGCGATCTTGCTTGGCGGACTGCACTGGAATTGATGTGCTGTTGAAGTTCGTATCCGCTTGCTTGGCGTTCCCGCGATATCGCGGATGGCAAGCAAGCGGGAAATTTGCTGATTGACGAATGTGGTGAGGCAACGGATCAGCCTCTTCTGCCCCACGGCTCGCGTGAAGTGCTACGCCTGTAACCAATGCTCATTGAGCAATTAGGCAAGCGTTTACTGTTCTTCACTTTTTTGATCGATTTTCTTTTGCGAGGCGGATTGGTCCGTGCAATCTGATTAGTGACGACCGCACCGACTGTGCCTGCAATCAAACAACAGACTGTAACGGAGCTGCGATGATGTTCGCAAGAGCTTTGTCGATTGGCTCAATCTCATCTGTTGCCGTTTGGGGAACATTGTCTCCGTTGGGCTTTTCGTATGCTGCCAACTGAGTCCTCGCACTCGCGAGCTCGCCTGCAAGGCTATCGATGGCATTGGCATAGAGCTCGACTTCACCTTGCAGCAGCTCCATTTGCTTCTTGAGGGATTTTACGAAAGTCGACATTCAGGACTCCTTAAGCTGCGGGCGCTGCGGAGCCACCGGACGGCCACGCGAACGCATCAACTTCGGCCTTCGTGGTGATGGTGCCGGCGACGATCTCGGCGTTGACAGTGCCTTCAGCCGCAAAGCTTGCCTGCACGTGCCCGCCGACCGCATTAGCGACCGCCATCATCTGCGTAGTCGTCAGCTCGACAAAGCCGGCCGTTGTCTTGAATCTCACCAGCACATCCGGGTTTGCCTGCACGAAATTATAGGCTCCGGTAATCAACGACTGGCTGGCGCGATCGGTCATGACCTGCATGCCATTGAGAACGATACCGCCAGTCTCGACCGCGTAGCGCTTGGAAGCGGCATAGGCGTAGAGATCGACCGGAGGCGGTTCGGGAGACCAACCGGCGACGATCGCCAGCAGGCTTGTCGGCGTCTCCGCCCAGTCGCCGGCAGAAGCAACCAGCGCGGCCTCCTTGTTGCTCAGCTGGTCGAGGATCGCTTGCCTGTCGGTCACATCCAGTCCGGAGGTGATCTTGGCGGCAAGCGCCAGCCAGAAATCCGGCACATTGTAGATCTGCTGCCGGCCGAGCCAGAAGGCAACGGACGCCATCCAGCGATCGGCCTTGTTCTCCGATCGAGCGGCGAGCAGCGCCTCGACCATCGGTTCATACATGCTGTCAATGCGATACATGGCAGTCCTTCCTGCATTAGTTTTTGGCAAAGGCCCGCACCGCCTGCCAGTCGATGGCAGCGGCGGCGCGGATTTCGGGAGCGGTTTTGGCGGCGGCAAGGGCAGTGTTTGCCGATCGGCGCAAGGCCTCGATCATCTGCGAGCCGACCTTCCAGCGCTGGTCGCGCGTCAGGATCTCGACGGCCTTGTCAAAGCGGCTCACGTCGTGCTCGGCGGCCTCGGCCGTGATATGCGGCGTTTCGCCTTCGGAGGCGTTTGCGCCCTGTTCGCGATCGGCCACGATCGACAGCGCCTCGCTGATCTTCAGCGCATAGACGGCGTCCTGACCGGGAATGACGGTGACGAACAGCATACGCGCCAGCCGCACCTGCCGATCAATGTCGGTCTGCGCCTCGATGCGCTCCAAGGTCGGATCGGCGGAAACGTTAAACAGCATGAATGGTCACCTCGAAGTGGTGGAAGGCCGCAGGGGCGATGAAGGAGAACCGATAGTCGCCCAGAGCGTCGGTGATGAATTCAAAGGTGCCGTCCTCGATCGCGGTGACGTCGCTGCCGTGCATGACTGAGGTGCCGGCCGGCACGTCAAAGCGTACGGCGTCCGCGCCATCGGCCCGGATGGTGTATTCGGTGACATCGAGCACGCGGCCCTTTGGCGTAATGACACCGGCAAGGACATAGGAGGTTGCGTCGATATCAACACGGTACTGTTCGACAGGAACGGCCAACGCCACATAGCCGGTTCCGAAAAGGGTGGCGTAGCGAGGCAATAAGTTCGACTCGCAATCGCCATTTTGGCGAATGCGGCCATCAGCACCATAGATAATGTAGTGGATCGTCTTTTCTTCTAACGTTGTCATGCCATTACCTTTTGAAGGCCGTCGCGATGATGTTGCTTTCTTTCCAGCCGATCGTATTGGTCGGGCAGTAAATCTGTAGGGTGTAGACATGATAACCGGCACCTGGCGCGTCATAGAGGGCCGGAACAGCGACAAGACCGGCCGTATACGTCGCCTGGGTGGGGTTGTTGGCGCTGCCCTGTACGATGGTTTGAACGACGCCGAGGTAATAGGTCTGACTGAAGATCGCCAAACCATCGCGGAAGATGTTGCACCCGATCGGCTGCGCATTCTGACCACCGCTGTTCTGGTTGTACTGTCCCAGCGTCATGGCGTTGACAACGACGCGATTGTCGCCAGCGACTGTAATGCCACAAGCGACAAGGTTGACTGTGGAGTTCGCGCCGATGACGGCTTGCTCGGCAAGGCGACCGACACCCACTGCAGTCACCGCGCCCGCCTGAATGTTTGAGGTCCCGACCTGCAACGTTCCGATAACCGCCGAGCTAATATTGACCGCGCCGAGGTTTGCCGAGATGGCATCCAAACTGTTGACCGCGATCTTATTGGCGGTAATGGCACCATCGACGATCAGCTCGGCCGACGCGGCACGGCGCATGACGGGTTTCGACCAGTAGCAGGAACTGCCCGTGCCGGCCGTCTTTTCGACCTGTAGCAGCATCGCCAGCTTCACATAGCCACTGGGGATCGTGTAGCGGCCCTGCAGTCGCGTCCAGCCGTTCTTCGCCGTGGTTGATGTAACCAAGCCATAGCTAAGCACACCAGCGCCGGTATAGATCGCGGCATAGAGGTTCGCCACGTTAGGATCGGTATTGTAGACCCAGACGTCAAAGGCATAGGTCTCGCCCGGCGTGACGGCGATGGACTTCGACCAGCAGCAGTCCCTGCCCAACGATTGCACGACGTAGCCCGCCCAATCGCCGCCCGAGTTATCCAGATAGAAATTCTGCAGGTTGAGGACTGTCCAACCGTCAAGATTGCCGCCCTGCCAGCCGTTATCGACCATGTTGGAAAAGTCGGTCAGGACAAGCGACTTGGCGGTGATCGCGCCGGCCGCGATCTGATTGGCACCGATGGTATTGGCCGCGATCTTGTCGCCCGTAATGGAGCCGCCAGCGATCGTGGCAGCAGTCACAGCACCCGCCGCGATCGTACCTGCAGTGACAGCGCCGGCCGCGATTTTGCCTGCAGTTACGGCGTTAGCGGCGATCTTGTCTGCCGTGACAGAGCCGGTGACGATGTTGCCACCGGATATGAGGGTGGAAAACCCATCGGACCATTTGCTCGGCGCGGATTGCCCCGCAACGCCTTCTCCGAAATAGACCTGATAGAGCCAAAGGTAGCTATCATTCTGTCCGGCTACGGTGCCCTTCATGCGGAAGAACACGCGAGCCAGTGCCGCATTCGCAGGTGCTTGCCGCATGCCAAAATATTGCTGGTAGGCTCCGACTGCATAGTTAGGATAGCCGTTCTGCGCGGCTGAGCCACTGCCTATGGCAGAGTAATCGATATGCTGCAGGTCGCCGGTCAGCCATTGGACGTAGGCCAAAACGCTATTGCACCGATGCCCGTAATAGAGACCGGAGAATTCATACCATCGGCCGCCAATCACGTTTGCATGGCGTGGCGACCCATCCGCTTTCACGGCACCAATACCGTACTCGATCCCCTGAGTACCGTTCTTCTGGTAGATTTGAACAGTGCCGCCCTGCGGAGCATATCCGTCATAGCGCATGCTTAGGACGAAGCTATCAGGATCGTTCGACCACTCGGGAGCCCAATTCGTCAGGCCCGCCGACCAGTCGGAATTGACGATCAGGTTTTTGCCCGAGCCAATGGCCAGCTTGTCGGCGCTGATCGATCCGGCCGCGATCTTGTCGGCCGTGATGGCTCCTGCGGCGATCTGCGCTGCCGAGACCGCACCCGCCGAGATCGTACCGGCCGTAACCGAGTTGGCCGCCAGCTTGTCGGCGGTAATAGCCTGCGCAGCGATAAGGTTGCCGGTGATCGAGCCATCCACAATGAGGCTAGCCGCGTTAGCGCGCCGGATAGTCATGTTCGCAATGTCGAGGTTTTGCGCGCCGGAGTTAACCCAGTTGATGTACTGCATCCGGAAGAAACGGGCATTGGCCGGCGACGTGATCTTGCCAGAGCGGACGTTCCATCCCGGCGTCGTGTTGCCGTTGCCGACGAGATCGGTGTACCCGTTGGGTTCAACCGGCGTTAGCTGGTTCTGGTTGGCATCGTACCAGAGGACACGGACAAAGATGCCTGCGGGCGTTGCTTGGGTGTCACCTTCGACCTTAAAGTACACAACCCATTGAAGATTGGTGCTGCCCCCGATGGGAGAGAACGCCTTCTGAACGCAATCAGCCGACTGACCCAGCGCGGGCTTTGAAAGCCGCAAATAGGATTTGCCCTCTATGGCGTTGGCCGGGTCCACAAGCCAAGACACGGTTCCACCGTATGCGGTGACGTAATCAGTGGGCGAGCTGGAGGTATCCTCCCACTTGCCGTTCGGGACCATGTTCGACCAGTCCTGCAAGACAATGTTCTTCGCAAGGATGGCGTTAGCGGCGATCTTGTCGGCCGTGATTGCGTTTGCGGCAACTTTGGCGGCGGTGATTGCACCGTCAACGATCAGCTCCGCGCCGGATGCGCGACGCATGACCGGCTTCGACCATGCTATTCCGGGCGCTGCCAACACTCCGCCATGGGCGTTATACAAGGCCATGCGAACCTTGACGACACCTGCGGGGACAGTGGCTTGCCCTTTGAGGCGAACCCACTTGTTCTGAATGGATGTGACCCCATCGACATATGCGTTGTAGACGTTGGCATTGTTGGCGTCGTAACCGAACAACCAGATCGAGGCCCCTTCCACTGACGCATTGTTCTGCACCCAAACATCAAGGAAGTACTGCTCGCCGGGGCTCACGGCGATCATGCGGCTCAAAAACTGGTTCCATTGAGCTGTCGATCGGGCGAACCAACCGGAGGCGTCACCTTCGACGTTAGAATAGGCATAGGCGTAAGGGCCCGCGAACTCCCAACCGTCTAGGTTGCCGGCCTGCCAGCCGTTGTCGGCCACGTTCGACGTATCGGCCAGAACGAGATGCTTTGCGGTGATGTTATTGGCAGCGATCTTGTCGGCCGTAATCGCGTTCGCCTGCAGCTTGGGGGTTGAGATCGCGCCGTCCGCGATCTTGGTCACGGTGATTGCGGAATCGGCCAGCTTGGTGGCGTCAATGGCGAGGGCTGCCAGCTTGCTGTTGGTGATAGCGCCGTCGGCGATCTTTGACGGAACAATGGTGCCATCGGCAAGCTTGCTCGCATCGACGGCGAGTGCGGCAAGCTTGTTACCGGTAATCGCATTGTCCGCAATCTGTGCGCTGTTCAGCGTGCCGTTGACATCGTCGGCCGCAACAGCCGCCGTCCAGGCGCCGTTGTGGTAGCGGTAAAGCTTGCCGTCCGTCGTTAGAAAAACCTGCCGGCCTTCGGTGTTTCCCGTCGTTGGCAAAGCGTTCACGACCTCGACGGCCTTGATGCTGCTGGCAAGAGCGGTCGCATCCACCGCACCCTGGGCGAGCGCTCGCGCCGTGACGGCACCATCGGCAAGCTTCGAGGCGATAACAGCGCCGCTTGCCAGCACGTCGGCGGTGACGGCCGCCACCTCGATCTTCGCCGTCGAGACGGCCTTGTCGGCAAGCTTGAGGCTGGTAATCGCCTCATCCATGATTTTTGCAGCCGTCACGGCTGCATCTGCGATTTTCGACTGGATGATCGCACCGTCGAAAATATCGGCCGCTTGAATGAGGACATTCGGGGTCTTGACGGTCAGCCAGGCCGACCAGTCCGTTGGCCGGTTCGACTGCGGAAGATAGCGGCCGCGTGCCTCATAGTCGACATTCGGCAAGGCCCATTGGCCGGATAAGACCCACGAGTAAGGCGCGGCATAGGGATTGCTGTCGCTATCGAAGACCATGTCGCCGCTGGCCTTCACGCGAACCTGCACCCACACGCCTGCAACGTCATCGAGATCCGGCGCGCAGCTGATCTTGATCGCCGGGCGGCGGTCAATCCCGCCGGCGTCCTTGATCGTGGAGGGTTCGACAGTCCAGCCAATCATCGACTGTGACGGAGGAGTGATAGGACCTAGCCAGCCTGTGGCAGTCGGCAGTTGCAGCCCCGGATGCCAATCGTAATCGGCGGGGTCGATCTCCTTCAGGGTGACGACGATCAGGAAATTGGCTTGCGGCTCGACTTTGACGACGAGGAATTTCTTCTCGTCATAGCCATTGCGCGCCGAGGACCAGGAAACGACGTCGTTCGGCTCGAGCGGATAGGCATCCGGCGGCAGCGAAATCTGATGCACCCGAAAGCGCCGATAGTCCTGGATCATCGCCACGCCGACGCGCTGCACCTGATTGGCGAACGGGACTGCGAGCAGCTGTACCTGGGCCGGCAGGCGCCGATAGCCATCCTGAGCTTCGAGATCGGCGTTGTAGCGTCCCGGCGCATCCTTCGTTGCCCACTTTTCGGCAGGCTCGGGATAGGTGGCTTCGATGGCGTTGTATGTCGCGGAAAGCGAAGGGAACGGCTCGAAATCCTGCCCCTCGGTAACGACGATATCGTCATCCGTGAAAGAATAGACCGCACCACCCGGCGCACCCACGAGCATCTTGAAGACGCCGCCGACTTCCGCCATACGACCGTTGCAGCCCTTCAGCAATTCGGAAATGACATCGAGCGGCTCGCGATCGCACTGAACGTCGTAGCCGGCACGATAGGCGGCTTCGTTGACGCCGCCACCGATTGGAACCGCCGCGTCGCAGGCATTCGCCGCGGCCATCCAGTTGGCCGCCGGCAGGCAGAAGGCGCCGATATTCTGGCCGCCATAAACCCATTCGGGGCCGTAATAGATGCCGCGAACAAGGTTGTAGATCATCACGGCCGGGTTGGTGCTTCGCTCCCAGGTCGATCGATCATTCCAACGATGCGGGCCATTGCCGCCCATCGAGGAATCCTTGCGGATGTCATAGAGCGGCAGCGGATGCGGCTCAAAAAGGCCCGAAGGGACACCGGAAAAAAGGTCCCTGTTGTAGCGCGAGGTCAGGATGGCGATCTGGCAGCCGCGACCGACCATGCTCTGCCGCCACGGCCGGTCGCCGAGACCGCCGAATTTGGCCAGCAGAAACGGATCGGGCGCTCCTTGCGTACCGTCGAGGAACTTGACCCATAGATAGTCCTTGCCCTTGACGCGATACTCGATCACCGGAAAGCCGCGACCGTCCGGATGCGGCTCTTCCCACAGAACGCCAACCTTCCGATCGTCGATCCAGAGGCTGCTGAGGCCGCGCTCGCCACCACGGTTGGGAAGGCTGCCGATCTCGATGACATCGGTGAAATAGGCATTCGGCGTCTTGCCGTCCTCACCCCAGGTGCCGGCATATTTGCGCCGGCCGGCGGTCGCGTAGCTTCCGATGATGAAGGACATGGGGTGATCGTCCCCCATGCTGATCTCGAGCTTGGTGCCCGCCGGCTGCTGATCCTTCTTCGCCATCGCCTTTTCGATCAGGGACAGGCCGATATTAAGGGCGACAGTCAGGATCAGCTTGCCGAAGCTGATCGAGCCGAGAAACTCACCTATCGCAGCAATTGCCAAGGTGATCGGTTCGGCATGCGCCACATCCGCCATCAGCCAGAAGCTGAGGACGTTCAAAATCAGAATGAGATATTTCATGGATCGCACGACCTCGATTGGCGCATGGAAAAGGATCGTCGCAATCAAGGCTGCGCCGAAATGTCACCGGTCAGGGATAAAATTGATGCCGAGGGGCTACCTAGCCGACCTTGAAGGCTCGCCCGGCATCGAGCAGGTCGACAGTGCCAAGCCCGGTCTCGCGCAACACGAAGATGCGTTCGCCATTGACGACGCCGAGCGCGTAGCCGAAGGGACCCTCATGCGGGATGGCGGCGATATCGCCGATGCCGGCCGCACTCGGATGAATCTCGGGCAGCATGCTGGCGACGAGATCGGCAAGATTGTCGAAGCCCGCTGCCTTCATCGTTTTCAAGGCACCCGCCGCGGTCGAGTATTCGCCACGAAACTGCGCGGCGCAATCGACGCCGGTGATCGCCAGCACCAGATTGCCGGCAAGGCCCGGCCCGCAGTCATGGCTACCCCAGGCAAAGGGCGTGCGCTTCAACCGATCGATCTCGGCGACGAAGCAAGCGCGCCAGTTCTTGACCCTGATGAGATCGCTGTTCATTTTTGCCCCCAGGGGATCTGCCAATTGGCGACGGTGCTGGAATAGAGGCCGAATTCATCGCCGCTACGGCGCTTCTGTCCTTCGTAGGAAGATTTGGCCGGATTGGTACGCTCCAGCATGGCGATGGCGGCGGAGATGGCGGATATTTCGATATCGCCATCCTGCCCCACGGCCGGCGTCTTCACCGGCGCGCCATCGGCAACGCCGAGAAAGGCGATTTCCGGGGCCGCACTCGGCTGCCGGGTGCCGGTATCGAACGTCATGTCGTGGATTTCGATCGGCGCCAGCCGCAGATCGTAACCGCGCACAAGCTGCTGTGCGACGGGCGCGATCTGGCCGATGGTGATAGTCACGGTCTGAATCGTCAGATCGGCCGTGCGCGGGATCGGGCTCACCTTCAGATTGAGGCCGCCATAATAGGTGCGCGCCTCGGCCAAGCCGGTGACGCCTGAGATGACGGTGATGTTGATGTCGTCATCGCCGGTCCAGAAGCCGATCGAGGCGGGAGCGCCGTTGGCGATATCCTTGCCGGTGATCCAGACGAAACGACGGGGCACAAGCCCCTTGTCGCGTGCGCCGATCAGCGCCGCGAAGAAGGCGGAGGTGATGTTTTTCATCGTCTATTTCTTCTGGATGATCTTGAAGGTGGCGCCCGAGGTGATCGGGCCGCTCGCGGTGCCGGGATTGTGGCTGCCCGGCATGACCAGGCATTTGCAGGCCGGGAGCAGAAGCGTTATGCCGAGACCGGCCGCAAAGCCCGCCGGCAGATGCGGGAAGACGCCGAAGACGGGCGTCACCCCCTGCCCGTCGGCACCAACCGTTTCCGAGACTTCGAGAAAGGCGGAGCGTGCGCCGCCATAGCCGACCTGCATCTTGTCGCCGACCGTCAACCGATAGCCGGCCGGCAGGCCCTTGAGACTGAGCGAGGCATTGTCGGCCCCGAGCGCTGCGACACTGACCGCAGCGCTCCCGAGCTTCGTCCCATCGGGGTCGGCCTGCGGATATTTCGACAGCGGATCATAAAGAAAAAGCGCCTCCTGGGCGCCGTGTAGCTTGCGGATGCGGGCGGCGATCTGTTTCGCCTCCGCATTGTACATGTCGGAGAGCGTCACCGTGCCGGTCCAGAGCGGCGGCGCCAGCTCCGCCTGCCAGACCCGGCCATCGCCGGAGCCGGAAAGCTCGTCGTTACGCTGAATGTCCCAGACGATGCTGGAGATCTTCAGAAGATCGGCAAAGGCCGGCAGGCTGTAGGGATAGGAAACGGCCATCAGCGCCTCCGGGGATTGCGGTTGATCTGCGCGACACGATCGGGAAGCTGCTGATTGAAATCATTCAGCCCCTGCCGCGTCGAACTCTGCGCTTCCGATTGCGCGACATTCTTCACATAGGCCTTCAGATTGCCGTCCTCATCGACGGAAACGCCGACCGTGACATGCACGCCGGAAGCGGAACCCGAGACATCGTTCTGGTTGTCGGCCCGGAGGCGACGGACGGGAACAGCAGCATCCGGCTGCGCCGGCACCAATTGCGGCCCGCCCTCGCCGACCACGCCGCCATCGGCATAGCCGCGCCGACCAAGCCGCATCGCCTCGACGACGCCGACGCCGCCTGCCCGAGCGATATCCTTCTGGCTCCAGACGACCTCGCCGGCATGAACGATGCCGACTGGCTCATAGACGCCGCCATAGCCGGTGTAGCCACCGTTTGCAAATCCGCTGGGGCGTGGCATCGGGATCGGAATGTTTGAGCCGGTTGGCAAGGTTACCTCGCTCCCTCCTCCGAACCCCAACAAATTGAGAAGGCCACCGAAGAAACCGCCACCTCCGCCACTGCCAGCGGCACTGTTGACCTGGAACAGACTGTTGAGCACATCGTTCAGCAACCTGTCGGAGATCTTTTTGAGTACGGTGACCGCAGCGTTCCCCATGGACTTCCAAAAACCTTCACCGCTGCGCAAGCCGTTGACCAGCGTCGTGGCGAAATCGCCCGCAAGCTCGCGGGCATACTTCAGCTGTTCATTGTGGCGAATGATACCGGCCGAGGCCGAATTCATATCGACCGGAAGGCCATATTGCTTCTGTGTCGAGGCGACCGTCTGATCGATGGTCGAGCGGCCCATCTGCTCCTGTTGGAACTGGATATCGCCCGAGAGCTTGGCATTAGCGGTTGCAGTCGCCAAAGCATTGTACTGTGCAATTTTGTTCTTGATATCTTGTATTTGGCCGGGCGCTGCAGCATGAGACTTGTCTTCTGTCGCGCGCAAAAGCTCCAAATTCATTTTCAAGGTTTCGACGGCAATGCTGTTAAGCCCGATGGTCTGAGCTTCCGTCTGCATTTGCTCGATACGCGACTCGACGGACTTTTGAAGGGTGTCATATGCGCTCGCAGCCTCTTGGGCTGGGCGAATCAGATCACGGCTTGAGCCGAGCCCCGCTCCACCGTCGACAGTTTTTGGCGGTTCGAGTGCCTTTTTTTGTGCGTTCAGACGTTCACGTATATCGCTGTATTTGATGGGAGCACCGACATCTGGACCAAATCGATCATCGAAGTTTTTTACGCGCCTAACTGTTTCTTCTTGAGAGTATCGGCTGGAATGGGGTGTGGTACGCACCGCGTTATCCAAACCTTGAACATTCTTCATTGCTTGTAGGGCGATCAAACCAAATTGCCGAATTTCCTCCAAAGCCTGAGAGAGATCAGGATGAGCGTTGCTAAGCTCGCGGATTTTCTGATTCAGTTCTTCCGCACTACTTTGATTTGCTTGCAAGTTTCGAAGCAAATCATCAAGCACCCGTTGTGGTTCCTGCAGTTTACTGGCACCAAAGGGATTTATTTTATTAACCTTATCCTGCATCTCGGCAAATGCCTGTGCAACAGGGTCGATTTTGTCACGCAAGACCGATAGTTTACTTTGAGCCGCAACTGCGCTGCTCGAGTATTCTCGCAGCTTTCCCGCAGCTTCCTCTGTTATTTTACCAGAATTCTGAAGCTCAATTATCTCGTTCTGAAATTCTATCGCCTTTATCTTCCCAGATTCAACCGATTTATTGAATCTACCGATAGCTTCTATCGCCGGATCAAAAGTGGTTGGCGGTATATACAGTATCTGATCGGCATACGGCGCTTGCTGCCCAAGCATATCTGCAAGAATTGAGCGAGACGCCTTGTCACCCTCGGCTTTGAGCGTCTTCTGGGCATTTTTGTAATCGTCTTTCAGATTGGCGTTTGTGATAGCTGGGCCTAGCTTTAAAGCCTCTTCTTTTTGCTCGTTCATTTTCTGATAAGTCGGCCCGAGCTCTGCAATATGCTCTGCATGTTGCTTCAGTATCTCGTCAACGCTCTTAACGTCTCGGCCAGCGTTTAAAAAATACTGAACTACGGCAGCTCCTGCGAAGGTGAGCGCCTGCGTTACTAAACCTATGGGATTAAGCATGGTTAGAAATGCACTGCCTAGGCCCTTCACAAGCCCAGTAAGTCCCCCCGCTCCACTGAGCATTTCACCCAATTTTCCGCCTTGTTGAAGGGCAATCATAAATGGGGAGTCGCCACTTGCCATTCGGGCACCCATTTCAATGAGGACATCCTTCAGGTCTTTCGCCTTTATGCTCACCGCTTCGATTGAATTCTGGTTGCCCTGGCTTTCTGCATTCATGCTGGTGAGTGAACCCGCAACCTTGTCAACGGCTCCCGCTGTAGAAGAATAGCTATTCTTCCATTCTATCATGCCAGCCGTCGCTTTGCCGATCGCTCCTGTGTTTGCGACCGCTTTGACGCCTAGCGTGCTAATCGCGCGAGCCGCCGCCCCTACTTCCATCTCAACGTTGCCTGCCGCAACAGCAACACGATTTATCCCTGCAGCAGCCTGATCGACACCAACGATCGTGAACTTCACACCCAAAGTTGCAATATCTGTCACTGGCATACCTTTTCAAAACATGCGAAATACAACCCTGCGCTTTGAGTGGGGGATTTCGTGATTAGATTGTGGAGATTGGTCAGCGTGGCTTTTTTGCTGCCGGCCATTGGCGGCTGTAGCTCTTCTGAATCGAAATTGGTGACTGTGTGCGAAGAAGTTTTGAAATTGAGACTTTTAGCACCGGCAGGATACAAGCGGATCGAAATCAAAGAATCCAACGAGCCTCTCAACCGCGCCGACTACAAACGCTATTTGGCGGGAGACGAATATGGGCCGCTCATCCAGGGAGCCAGGATGAAGGATTTTGACCAAGGCCGGGTAAAACCTCTGATGTTTGAGGTTCTTATAACTTACGATGCTCCCAACGCCTATGGCGCACCAATTCGCGGCACCTCCAGATGTCAGTATCCAACTGACAATGAAGACACCTCCAAAGCGGACCGTCTCTACGTAATGGTTGACGGCAAAACGAACGCTGAGTGGTTAGTGACGCAGCGCTAACAAAAGCGGGCGACTATGAGGTTTCGGCTACTTGTGACTGCATTCTCCGCGTGCACTCCCCTATACTGGATGGATTCGCGACACATTCAGACGGCTGTTCAGCTGAAGCAACGGCACCCGACTGCTACTCCTTAAAATTTTCGAGAGACACTTATGGACGTTTGGCTAAAAGCTTTGATCGCAACCGCATGCGTAGTGGTAATCGCGAGCGCCGCGATTGTCGGCGGTGTTGTTGGCTGGCAATACTACCAGGCATGGCAGGAGGAGAAGGCTGTCAAGCTTGCCGAGCGAAAATTCAAATGCACCGATGCACTAAGAGAAGAAGTCCGTGCGAAAGCAGGAGAAAAGACATATGGTTCGTTAGCTCTCGTGGTTGCCGAAGCGGATAGTTGCCGAGCGGAGTTTCCTGATATTCGAGCCTCGTTCTGCTTTCGTCTCTGGAAAGACGTAAAGCTATTCAATGCAGGGTCAACTACCGACTTTTTCGACAAAATGACCTCTGCGGCGGCCAAAGAGGTTGACGCGTGCAACCAAGAATTTGGCTATAATGAGCCAGAAAAGAAACCTCTTCCTCAAAACACAAGTGAGTGGAAAGCGGCCACACCATCAAAACCTGCGGCGGTGCTAACAATGGTGGCAACCTGCGAAGCTGCATTGAAATTTCGCCTGGGGTCATCAGCTACCTATACTCAAGTTGACCATTCCAAAGCCCAATTTCCAATGGGTCGCAGTGCGTTCGCAAGCTACCTTGAAAAGACTGACGACAGTCCTTCCATGCGGGAAGAGAAGCTGAAGCAGTTCGATCAGGGCGCTCTAAAGCCGGTAGAGTTTTATGTCTATTTGAGCACAAACGCCATCGTCCAAAGCCGATATCAGCGGATTGAAGCGGCCTGCAGCTACGTCGGCATACAAGGTACTGAAGCCGGCGCTGCTGTAGACAATGTGAGACTTACCTACTGAAATTCTATAATCAGGCCCTCTAGAATTACGGTGACAGTGCACTCAATAGACTTTCAAATCTGACCAACACATCCAATGGCCCGTCTCGCTCGTATCGTCGTCCCTGATACTCCACATCATGTTACACAACGCGGCAACGGGCGGGCGCAAACCTTCTTTTGCGATGATGACTATGCGCTCTATCGCGATCTCCTGGCCCATCATTGTCGTGCCGCCGGTGTAGAAGTCTGGGGCTGGGTGTTGATGCCCAATCATGTTCACCTCATCCTTGTTCCAGCGGATGCTGACGGTATTCGCCGCGCACTATCTCGCGTTCATCGCACCTATGCCGGCCATATCCATGCAAGGTTGCGCCGGACGGGCCATTTCTGGCAAGGCCGCTTCGGTTGTGTCGCCATGGATGAAGAGCATCTGGCGGCGGCGCTCCGCTACGTCGCCCTCAATCCGGTGCGCGCACGCCTTGTCGAACGGGCTGCCGATTGGCGATGGTCGAGTGTCGCCGCACAACTTGGACTGATTGAGGATGACGGCATCACCACCACAACACCGGTTCGTGCTTGCTTTCCCGATTTCGCCGCTCTCCTCACTGCCGGAGAAGAAGAGATGGCGTTTGCCGCGCTTCGCCGCGCAGAAAGCATCGGCCGCCCCATCGGCAATACCGATTTCTTTGACCGGCTCGAAGACCTCACCGACGCCGCGATCAAGCCGGCTCGCCGCGGCCGCAAAGCCAAGGTCGTCGTTGGAGGAAATTAGTGCACTGTCACCGTAATCCCTCCTCACAACCGGGGAAGAAGAGACGGCGTTTGCCGCACTTCGTCGTGCCGAAAGCATCGGCCGCCCCATCGGCAATACCGATTTCTTTGACCGGCTCGAAGACCTCACCGACGCCATCCTTAAACCGGCTCGTCGCGGCCGCAAAACTAAGGCCGTCATTGGGGGAAATTAGTGCACTGTCACCGTAATTCTGCGGGGGCACGGTCGTCACACAAACCTTAGCCGACTATGTGAGAGATCAGCGCTTTATCCAGGAACATTTAGAGAACGCATCATTGACACGCTAGATCTTTGCGTGCGACATTCGCCGAAGTTGCAAATATACCCATCTACCACCCAATGAACCTATCGAGCATCTTCATCCAATGAAGCCCATAACAAGCGTCATAAGCCTGATGACTGCGACATTGCTTTTAAGCGGTTGCAATGATTCAGATTCAAAAATGGTCACGGCATGCGAGACGGCTCTCAAGGAGCGTCTTTTGGCGCCGTCGTTGTATAAACGTATTGAAATTGATGAGAGAAAAATGCCTGTCGACCATGAGTCGTATGAAGCTAGGCTTGTTAAAAATGGCCAACGCGATCCCAGCTTTACCGATGATCCCAGCTTTACCGATGAAAAGATAAAGGATCGCCTACGCAGATTCGATAAGGGCTTATCAAATCCCGTCCTCCTGGCCGTTTTTATTAGATACGACAGTCCAAATATCTATGGAACACCTATAAGGTATCACGCCGCGTGCGCGTATTTGGATGATCCTGAAGATCACTCAGAGCCGAAGCAGTATAACGTGGAAGTTAATGGTAAAACGGACGATGAATGGAGAGAAAGCAAAGAGGCACGATATTAATGTCGATTCAAACGAAACGAGACAAAGGTAATTTTCGACCGCAGTTATAAGCTGGGGCTCAAAATGAGAAAGATTCTTAGCTTCGGAATTTCGATTTTACTGCCGTTGATGATTGCGAGCCTCGCATTCGCGGAACCAACGCCCGTTGCTGTATGTGAAACTACCGTGAAAGATCGTTTGGGGGTAAATTCAGGTTATGTTCGAGTTGGTTTTAGTCAATTAATCCAACAGCTTGGACGACCGGAATTTGAGAAATATGTTGACAAGGCTGCGTCATTTTCAAACAAGGACTTATCAAACAAGTATCATACCATGTTGATCGAAGCTTTTGACACCGGGAAAATAAGTCCGCAGCGGTATATTGTATTCCTCAACTACACGATTCCAAGCGTAAACGGAGTAGCTGCGGCTGCAACGGCAAAATGCGAATATGTCATAAACAAAGGCGGCGAGGACGAGCTAAAAGCGTCCTCCCTAGACGAACTTTCAATAGCTAAATTCCAGCCAATCAATTGATAGTAATTAAGGCGGCAAGAGAAAATGCGCGCATTTTCAACACAGCCTGACCCTCTACTCCGCCTCCCGCGCCCTGATCGCTTCCGTCTCCTCCTCCACCGCCTGGCAATAGCGCCCGTCCATTGCTTTCAGCACGGCGATGTCCTCGCGGCGCAGGAGGTTGCCGGTCAGGTGCAGCCAGGCCAGCATCTCCTGGTGGGAGAGCGGTGCCGGACCGGAAAGGCCGGGAGCCTGCGCCGAGCGCAGGTCCCAGAACCAGTCCCAGAGCGCATGGCCGGCCTCCGGCACCTCGGCCTCCGGGCTTAAAAGCTCGAAGGCCTCGTTGCGTTCGCGCCGGGTCTCGCCGTTTGTATCGCGCACGCAATCATAGCGCGCGACGATCCCTACGGCTTCTGAAAGCCCTTCGGCAAGCTCTTCATAAAATTTGCGCGGTCCTCCGAGGCGCCGGCCACCTGATCGTAGATCCAGCCGGCGTCCTCGACGACTTCGCGGGCCTTCTCGAAGGAGAGCACCGGCTGCTCGCCCTTCCACTGCTGTTCGCCCCAGCTCCAGGAAGCAATGGCGGCGGCCGCCTTATCGAGATATTCGGCCTCGACCTTGCTCGTGGTCAGCTTCTTCTTGCGGCTGGCGAGAAAGCGGTCGCTATGCTGGCGAACGATCTTCTTCACCTCGTTGCTCTCGGCCGAGCGGATCATGAAGGAGATGCCGAGCGGCTCCTCGGTGGCCGGATGCAGGAGCTGCAGCTCGAAGAGATCTTCGGAATTGACGAGACTGGAGATATCCAAGGAAACACCTTATCGGTTGGGAGATGTGAAGGTAGCCGCGCGCCGCGGGAGAGCGACGCGGGCAAGATTCCGTAAGATCGCGCTTACGGCGTGGTGACGGGATCGACGCGGATCGGCAGCTGGTTGAGGCCGACCTTGAACTTCTCCAGATCGAAATCGTCGGAGCCGCCGCCGGGATAAAGCGGGCCGGAAACGACGCCGCGCGAGTAGAACACCGTGTTGGTCTTGCCCTGCGGCGCGTCGTTGCGCTCGACCTTGATCGCCATATTGTTGACGTTGAGGGGGTTGCCGAAGGTGCGCAGGATCTCCTGGCCGGGATCGTCGGCGATGGAGGCGACCTCGAGCTCCGGATCGCCGGCGTTGGAAACGCCCTTCTGCTTCTGCTGCACCGGCTCATCCAGCGTATTGTAGTTGTTGATGGTGGATTCCGAGCCGAAATCGCCGACCTTGCCGACCTTCCCCACCTGCACCCAGGTCAGCGCGGCATAGGCGCTAGCCGTCAGGTCGGTATTCTGGGGCGTCTCGCATACGTAGACTTTCGAGCCCTTCTTCGTGCTTTTATTCGCCATGGATCATGTCTCCGGTTCAAAGGCGGTGTAGGGAATGGTGACCGGTATCTGCACCCGGTCATCCTCTTGGATCGGGCCTGCGGCCCACGGCTCGCTGCTGATCGTGATCTTCACGCCAGAGGCGAATAGCGTCTTGTTGTTGAAATGGTCGATGACCCGGCCGGCGGCATCGAGTGGCTTGATCAGCCCGCCGCCGGCCTTCCAATAGACGGAAACCTGCAAAAGCCCGAGCTTCTGCTGCGGATCGTCGCCAAGCGTCACCTGCCGGGGACGATTGGGCAGGTAGCTGACGGCCAGATAGTTATCCGGCTTATCTTGCCCCGCCGGCGGAAAGGCAATGCCCGGCTGCGCCACCGGCAATGCCGGCTGAAATTGAAGTGCTGCCAGATGATCCAGCAGTGCAGCCAGAATGAGAGCGTCCGTCGCCGTCGCCATGCGTCACCTTGTCTATGATGTTGAAATTTCTAAGGGTTAGTCCGCCGTGTCGCGCGCGGTACTTGCGACGATGTCAGGCCATGCCTGTGCTGCGAGCCGCACCATGCCCTGCCCCGCCTGGCCGTCATTGCCATATTCAACGGTGGCGGCATGAGGGGCGGTGAAACCCATATGGATCAGGCCACCCAGCGGCACGCCAAGGCCGGCCAGATCGACCTGACGGCCTTCACCCTCACCCTCGGCATCCTCGCGTTGCAAAGGCAAAGCTGAAACCTGAAAGGAATTGACAAGCTCACCCGCGGCGGCAGGCGTCGCCTCGACGATCGCCTCGGCCAGCCGCTGCGTGGAAAGGTTCACCACCTCTTCCATGCGCTTCTTGGTCCGCTCGGCCCAGGCCGCGATATCGGCGGAGAAATTGGAGGAAGCCATATCGATTGCCCCTTGATAAGATCAGGCGTCATCGGCGGCGTCGCCCGGTGAAGAGACACGCCGCTCGAAATTCAAAAGTGTGAGATGGCCGTAACGGGCGCGAACCACAGGTCTCGCGGTTCGGGATTCGGCTTTCGTCCCGCCGCTCTTTTCAATCCCCGGCAATGGTGAGACACGGTTGAGCAGCAGGATGACGCGCGCCAGCAGCCAAAGCGTCAGGATCGTCTTGAAACGCACCAGCGCCGTCATCGCCGTACCTGCAGCTGCCAGAAAACGACACTCCCGTCCGGCGACAGCGGTTGGATATCGACGATCGCATGCTCGGCGCCGCCGATCAGCACCTTGTCGGCCAATGTCGGCGTGATCGATAATCCCTCCGTCGAAAGATAGACCGTGCGGTCGCCACGCTGCACCAGCGTGTCGGCAACATGCGCTTGACTTTGTTCGAGATCGACGAGCGAACACGCAAAATCCTCGCTCGTCTGTACCGGATCGTAGTCGGGGCCGGAATTGACGATGCGTCGCAGGCTTCCCCGCTGGCCGAATTTGGCGATCAACCGCTCCGCAGTCGCCCGCGCCTTGCCGTAATCGAAAGCGTCCATCACACCACCAGAATGCCCGGCAGCACCGGACACAGGAGGGGATAAAGCAAGCCGTCGAGCATCGTCAGCACCGGCTTTGCGGAAGCGACCATCTCGTCGCTCGTGGCGGCGACGGCATATTCCGTCTCCAGCGGCCCCACCTTCTCGCGCTTGACGGTGCGGGCCGCGACAATGACCGGTGTCAGGCCGCCGGGCTCCGAAAGCTCAAGCGCCGCCGCCTCATAGGCGGCATGTGTTACAGCCAAGGGCGTCGCGTCGCCGGCAACAATCTCGCCGTTGACAGTTACCGCTCCGCCGCGCGGCCATGACAGCGCCTGATCATAACCACCGGCACGCTGTCCGCTAAATCTGGGCTCATAGAGACTGTCGATCGCCTGCGACCCGCGCACCAGTGCCGCCAGGCGATCGCCATCGCTTGCCGCGGCCCAGGCAATATTGCCACGGTCGACAAAATAGGCATCGGCGGCAGCAAGCGTGCCGTAAAAGGATGCGGACATGAAAGCTCCGATGTCGATCATTGGGAAGAGGAGAACCCTCTCCCCGCCGCAGCGGAAAGAGGGAGATCAGGCTCAGGACGCAACGGCGATCTTGTCGCCATAGGCCATCGCCGCCGGCAGGCGCACTTCGGTGCCGCCGGTGCGGGCAATGATGCCGGTCTCGAAGCTCATGATTGACTTTTGGCGCGGCTGCAGCACGCGGCGCGGCATCGGCAGATGGAAGCGCAGTACTTCCGGATCGCGGCGATAGACGACCATGCGGCCACCGCCATCCTGGGACGCCGTCGCAAGCTCGCGCAGCGGCTGGATATCGAGCGGCTGGCCCGTTTCGGCCGTGTAGACGTTACCGCGCCGCAAGAAGTCCAGCACGGTGATATAGCCATCGCCGTCGGCGAGCCGTTTGGTGGCAATCAGGCGGAAGGCTTCGGGCGGCAGGCGGAGGCTGTCGATCCACTCGACTTCGCCGGTCCGCTTGCGCACGCCGCCGATAAGATCGTTGACATCGCGCAGCATCTGGTCGGCCGTCTTGGCGGACCAGAGTGTCGAGCCGCCCGTACCATCGGCAGCGACGTCGACGCGCGACACCTTCGGATCGTTGACGAAACCGGTCCAACCCTTTTCCGTCGAGCCGGTCATGGCGACGGAATTGAGCAGGCGTTCGATCTTATCGGCGGCGAAAATGGCATTGGAAGCGTTGAGGTCGAGATTGTAGAGTGCGGCCTGATTGACTTCCTCGAGGTTCCATTCCCAGCCGGAGCCGATCATCGCAAAATCATGGCTGGCGCTGTCGCGCGTCGACTGGTTGAACGGCATGTCCGTACCGGCGGCCGAGAGGAACTTCGCCTCCCCGGCGCTGTCGACCGTGAAGAAGGTCGTACCGGCAGCCCATTCATTGCCTTCGGTGACGACAGGCACATGCAGGCCGTAATTGAAGGTCGGATAGCGCCGTTGATAGATGCGGGTCTCGATATTGCGGCCCTGCGCGATCACGAAGGAATAGGCCGCCTGAGCATCGGCGAAATGCTGTCGAACGAATTGGTTCATGGATTAGGCGCTCCTGTGCTTGAGCGAGATTTCGACGATGTCGCCGTTGCTGCCGCTCGTATCGAAGAAACAATCGGGAATGGGGCCAACGATGCCGGTGCCGGCTGCATTGACGTAAGCGTCAGTCGTCGGGTTGTAGTAGACGGGGTCGCCATCCGAGACGACGCCGCCGGCCCGCACATACATCTGACCGGAGGTCAGGAACGCGCCTGTGACGAACTGGGCATAGCCACCGGCCGGCGCTACATCGGGCAACACGTTCGGGGTGAGTACGGCAATGCCGATAAATTTGCCGCCAGCGGCAAAGGGCGCCACGCCATGATCGGCGAGACCGCGCTGCACCGGCTGCCCGAACTTGATGCCGGCGGCGGCTTCAACCGTGCGGCTGATCTTGTTGGCCTTTTCCTCAGAAGCGATCTGCCCGTGCAGGCCCTTCCGAGGAGCGTTTCCATAGGTGGTCTGATAAGTCGCCATTGAAGCGTCTCCTTTTCGTTGACCTGGTTAAGTGGGATTGGCGGCCAGATGCGCGCTCTCAAGATCGCGCACCATGGCGGCGTAAGCGGTAAAGGCCAGGGATGTGGATGGCTGCGCCGAGGTGATGCCGTCTTTGACGGCATCGGCGAAAAGATCCGGCTTCTTGTTCAAGCCTTCGGTCAGCATGTCGAAACGCGCGTCGACATATGCATCCGATCGACCTTGTACCGCACCCTCGCCTGCCTTGGCGATCACCACGGCCTTGCGGATCGCAGCATCAGAAAGACCGGATGTCTGGACATTCGCGGCAATCGCCTTGGCAAGAACGATCAGGTCGGCGCGTGCCTCGGCACGGCGTTCGATCTCCGCCTCATCGAGAAGCGTCGCCTTCAGTGTGTCCAGTTCCGCATCCCGGACTGCAATGGCCTTCTGATGGCTGATCTCTGTGTCGGCAAGGCGCTGGCGCAATGTCGCAATGATCTCTGCAGCCTGATCGGAGACTTCGATCTCGATGCCGTCGATCATGATCGTCTTCATGGGCATCATTCCTTCCTTGCTGTGGTGATGATCGGAAAGGGGGCGTGGGGCTGCGAGAGGAGAGCAGCCCCACGGTGCAGCCACATCACCGATGCGGACTTTCGAGCCCGCACGGCCACGGCGCACAATGGCGATATGATTGATGCGAATGTTGCGCTGAATGGCGTCGTAGGCTTCGCCTGAGGGCGTGACGCCAGCGGTGAAATCGACATCGCAGACATAGCCGGCGGACAACTCCTGCTTGCCGCTTTCAATGTCCCGGATGGCGTCCTCGTCGCTGACCATCAGCGGCACGCGGAGGAAGATGCCTTCACCGATGATCTCGTCCCCGGTCTGGCCCACGGCGTATTTCTTCCAGTTTTCCGAGGTGACCATTTCCGACGGATGCTCATTTGTCACCGGGCGGTGAGCCGCACTCTTGAGCGTGTCTTCCGAAAAGACTTCGCCGCCAGGCCGATAGATGCGCACGGAGGACATTTCGGGTTTACCGATCTCAGCGCCACTATAATTTTGAACGCCGGTACGAGCGATCCGGGCGTCGGCAACAAGATAGCCGTCTCCGGTCCGCCGCGTGCCCGCGACGGTGACAATGTCTGTGAAATTCATGTTGAGATTTCTCCTGGCCGAAGCCAATCGGGGTCGGATAAAAGGCCGCTACCACGGTGAAACGTGTCTATTGGCGGCTAAGGGGCAGCCGATCGTTGGGTTACTTCAGAGCCCCGTTTCGGATTGCTCGACATCCCTATTCGGCTGATCTGTCGTCTTTGCCGCTACCTCCAATCCCGGCAGCGATCCATCCTCCACAAAAGCATTCAACAGCGCTTCGGAGAGCGCTAAGCGGGGAATGATCTCTTCTCCTGAAGCCGAGCCGAATAGAGACCGGGCCGCTTCTGCCTTTGTCTTGAAAATATCGGCCCGCTCCTTCTCGCTCATCTGTTCCAGCGGAGCCCAGGTCGCATAGATCGCGGGATCGCGAGCGCCAGTGGCGGAGCGGATGACGCATTCGTCGAGCCGAGACATGGCCGGCGTGTAGTCGAGCTCTTGAATGGCCTGTATCCGATCGTGATAGTTTTTCATGTCGGCCGTGCCTGTGGCGTTCATCCCGGCGGGAGACTGCCCCAGCAATCGGGTGACGGGAATATCGGCTGCGCCGGCGACGATCTGCAGGAACGCCATCAGAATATCCGTAAGGCCGGAGAGCGGCGCACTCTTGCTCTCGTATTCCTCCTCGGAGTCGAGGATCAGCGTGCCGTTGACGCCTTTAATGGCATTGGCAAGCGTGTAGCGACGCAGTACGGCGTCCTCATAGGCCTGATTGCCGATATTGGCTGAAAACTGCGGTACTTTGATAATATCGATCTTTGCTTCAAAGACGAGGCTGGCAATGTTTGCGGCCGTACTGTCCGCGTTTTTGATCGCATCGAGCGTCGCGGTAAGCACGCTCTCGCCCCAGGCGTGATTGTCCATTCCGCCAAATCCCTGATCAGGTGTCATGGCGCCCTTGAAGATCACCAATCTCGAGGGATGGATCACAACCTGCGTTCCGTTGGCACCTGTCAGCGTATAGAATTTCGGTTTCCCGTGCCATTCCGAGGCCGGATCACCATCCATGTCGCCGGCCGCGAGCTGGCGGCGTGTCAGCACCGTCAAATGCTTGAGGCCGCCCTTTTCAATTGCTTCCAGATCGAGCGGTAGCGCAGGATCGGCATCGTCGACGCCGATGAACAGAGCAGCGCCTCCAAAGAGACGCGCTTTGGTAGAGGCTTCAAGCACCTTGCCACGCAGATTGAGCCTGCGCTCCTCGGCTTCGATCGATCCGATCTGATCGCCCGCGGCCTGCCAGTTTCGCCATTTTCTGCAGCTGTCCAGCGCAGGAATATCGACGATCTTGCGCGGCAGCCAGGAGCCGCGATAGGCTGCGATAATCTGCTCGTCCGTCAGGATCGGTTGCGTATAAAAAACCGAGGTCGCCTTGTCGCGCTCGGTGCCCATGCGGGACGCGAGGCTCACCAGTCCGTCGCGAACCATCGAGAATATCTGCCCCATGGATTGTCCTTTGATATCGATGTGATGAAAGGTCCGCTTCAAGCGAGCCTAGAAATTGTTGAAACTGAAGGAGGAACCGAGCGCGAGTTCGTTCAACGCGTCGGCAAAGGCGTCGACCTGATCGTCGAACTGCCCGTTCGGAAAGGCGCAAATCTCGTCGAGGAATGCCTCATTCCAATCCCCGCGCAAAAGCTTCACGTTTCCCGCCTCCGCCTGTGCCGATGCCGGCTTGGCGCGCGTCGCCTTGTCGCCGGTCGGAGACACCGTTTTGGTCGGGAAGCCCGCCAACAGCTTGACCTTCGTTTCCGCATCGGCCTTGCCAGCAGCACCCGGATCCTGTGGCATGCGGATCGTCACCGTTGGCCCATCCTGTGACGCCATGTTCTTCAGATTGCGCACGACCTCGGCTGGCGACCAGCGGCCCCGAGCGATGGTCTCGATGTAGAAAACGCCGCCGACCCATGCCATGCACAGGCCGACTGTCCAGTCCGGCTGCCGCCCCGCGCGCGCCTTCGACGCCGCGAAATCCCAGGCCCGGCAGCGCTTTGCGCCAGCAGGCACCGCCTCGACAATCTCGAAATCGCCGCGCTGGAAAAGGCCGCCCGACCGTGGTGAGGGTCGTTGCTGAAATTGTCCGGCAACCGCATAGGATCCGAGCGGTATCTTGTCCCGTTCGACCACGGCGCGGGGAAAACGCTGCGGAAACAGCAGCTCTCCTTCCTCCGTCCGCGGATCGATGAAGCCGATCGACGTCCGACAACGGCGCTCCGGTTCATACTCCATCGGCAGCATCAGGTGCTCATAGCCAAGCCCGAGCGCCAGGATCGCGCCGGAGACATCGGCCTCATGCAACCGCTGCATCACGACGACGATCGCCGAACGTTGAGGATCATTGAGCCGCGTCGGCACGGATTCTCGAAACGTCCGCACCGTCGACAGTCGCTCCGCCTCGGATTCGGCTCCGTCGACCGAATGAGGGTCGTCGATAATCACTCGGTCGCCTCGGCCACCGGTCAATCTCGAGAACGGCACACCTTGCCGCGAGCCCGTTCGAACATTGGCGAATGCCATCTCTCCGGTTCTCGTCAGCTTGACCTGATCGCCCCAAAGCGCCTGATACCATTCCGAGGCGACGAGATCACGCATGCGCCTGTTGTCGCGCTTGGCATAGTGTTCGGAATAAGAGGCACCGAGATAGCGCATCTGCGGCTTACCTTTTGGCCCCCATTCCCAGGCAGGCCAAAAGACGCCGCAGAGAAGCGACTTCATCGTACCTGGCGGCACGTTGATCAATAGTCGCGTGATCTCGCCCGAGGTGACGGCTTCGAGATGAAGACAAATCGCATCGATATGCCAGCCATGGACATAATCGACGGAGGGCTCGACAACATGCCAAGCCTCCCGGACGAAGCCCGCCAAGGACCGGCAATTGGCGCGAATACGCTCCGCATCCTCGGCGATCTGCCGGGCGAGCGCAGCGCCATCACGCTCAACCGCCCGTCTCACCCTCTCCTCCCGGATCGCCGCCATCATCCTCGCCGGATCCGGCAAGCGGAGCGAAGAGGGTTTCGAGTATCGCAAGCTGCTCATCCGTGGCGTTGGTTAAGTCGATGGTGAGGCCCCGCCCCGCTTTGGCTCCGGCTACCGCACCGGTGCGCTCGCTCGGCTTCTGATGAACGTAGGAAGCTGCGATCTTCGCCATTTCGTCGCGCCGTTTTTGATCCGCCTCGTCGTCACGCATCACCTTCAGCATGTAATCGAGCGGCGTATCTGCGGCAGAAACTGACTTGCGCCGCCGCGCACGCGGCTTGCGCGGCACGACTGGCTTGTCGGCATTGGACATGCTTGAAATTTCCGATGAACCTTGAAAGAAAAAGCGGTTTAAGACATCGCTTGCGGTCAACAGTGCGTCGCTGCAACTGTTCTCATCATGCCAAAATGAATACCCCAATTCGGCAGGTTTGGCGACACCCCTGATGAACGATAGCTCTGCAACGAATGAAGATCTTGGCGAGGCAAGCGATTAATCCTCTGAAATAATTAGGAAATGCTGCAATCTGGCGTCCGACAAATTAAGCAGGATTGTCGTCGGATCCCTCAAGCTGCCCAGACCACAGCGTAAGGATAAGATGGAATGCCCAGCACCGGCGAACACTTTGGCCTCGACCGACAGCGATCAACACGCACGACAGCCAATGACGCTTCTGGTGAAAAACGAGCGAGAGAACACATTGGAAGATAATCAAGGAGGGGTGGTCGACTTCGGCCGCGTACGGCAATTCATTACCGACAACCTTCCCATTCTGCCGGTTCCTGGCGTTCCGGAGATTCGGCTCCATAAAGCAGGCCCGCGCAGCGGTTTGCATCGCCTTGCAGAAAGGGATCCACAGTTCGGATCACCTTATTGGGCGCATTATTGGGGAGGAGGCTTGGTGTTGGCGCGCTATCTTCTCGATAGGCCGGAAACCGTGGCGGGCCGCCATGTGGTCGATTTGGGCGCCGGTTCGGGAATCGTCGGCATCGCAGCGGCAAAGGCAGGCGCCATGGACGTGTGCGCAACCGACATCGATCCTTATGCGGTCGAGGCGATCGCTCTCAATGCAAACTTGAACAATGTCGTCATTCGAACCGTCCTTGCCGATCTCACGACAGGCCGGCCACCGTCGGCGGACATTATCTGCGTCGGCGATCTATTCTACGAAGCAGCTCTTGCGGAAGATGTTACGGAATTTCTGGATCGCTGCCTGGTATCGGGCATTACGGTTTTGATCGGCGACCCATGGCGCACCCATCTACCCACATCCCGACTTCGTCTTCTGGCGGAATATGCTGTGCCAGATTTCGGCCTTGGCGCTGGAAGCCCTCGGCACAGTGGCGTCTTCGCGTTTGAAAACAATGAGCAGTCGTAGAGAAGGTTTCAGATCGAAACATAGCGGCAAGCGCGGGTTCGGACCGACGATGTCGCTGCAATCTAGGCTTTCAACTTGGCGCGGCGGCGGTTGGCGCGCTCCAGCCGCTTGGCAAGTTCAGCGAGCTCGGGGCTTGCCGCATCGAATACGGGCCGGGCGTCGTCCGGCAGCCAATGCATTTCATGCTTGATCGTGGGCGGCTTCACTCGCTCCGAGCCGCCAGCCGAATTCGGCATCATCGGCGCAATGCGCGACCAGTCGGGCTCCTGCAATATCGGCGAAACAGCGAGAAGCATGCGGGCTATGTTCTGAAATTCGCTTTGGATACGCCGTTCTGCCGTACGCCGTACCCGACCGGTTCGCCCACAAAAATCCCGAAAAGATCCGGCGACAAAGGGGGCGGCAAGACAAACGGACCAGCGCGAGAGCAGAACGCGGCGCTCCTCATCGCGAACATGGATCCGCAGCCATTCCTGCAGTACCTCTTCCGCTCGGCTGATCGCGGCAGCGCTCGGACGATAGCGCACGCGGACATCCGCATGGTCCATCTGCTCGGGCAAAACCTCTGGCCAGAGCGTACGCATTCTGTCCGGCCGGACACCGCGAACATCAAGGTGGACCATCGTATCCGCGGCCTCGATAAAGCGAGCGCGGATGATGAGGCTCAAATCGGCGATTTCCGCCGCGTTGCCGGAAAGATCATCAAACCGCAAGGCGTGTCGGTGCATCAAGTCGTTTCTCCAATTCCCAATAAAGCAAGGTCCGTAGCGTCGCGCGAACCGGCCACGGCCGCCGCGCCACTGCGTCCACGCGCAGTGAAGCAAGTGTGATCTCGTCGAAGGCGCCAAGTAAGTCGCCCGGGCGCTGAAGCGCCCAATCCTGGCGTTGAGCGAGAACATCGGAAACGGCACCAATCGTATCTGACCAAAGTTCATCACGATTGTTGGCGGTCTGCCGGATGCAGCGCAGCACGAAGACCAGATGACCATCGCCATAGCGCCCGCGAATTTCCTGCATCGTCCCACGCGCATGGCTCTCGGCCGGCGCGCGCCGACGATGAACCGGAACAAGCTTTATGCCGAGACCATCGAGAAGAAGATCAAGTTTGCCTTTGCTCATTGACCCAACCGCCTCCTTTCACAGACGTCTTTGCTAGCTTTGCTGCCGGGAACCGGTCACGCCACGTTCCCTGAGGCTGCAGCAGCAGAGCTGGTCGATCTTGGCTTGAAAAAAGCTTCTGCTTTGGAGAGCGCCTCGACTTTCGCACCGTCGCGTAGCATCGGCGTATTCAGATAGGCAACCATCGCTTCCCCTGCGGCCGCCTTTGCAGCATCCTGCGTCGCAAAGACGATCGGCTCGCCTCGCCGATCTCTGAGAATCTCGTTCGTCGCCCGGTGGACCTTGCGAATCCAGCCGAGATAGCCGTCGGCAACGGCATCGGTCCCAATTTGAAATTCATTCATGGCAAACTCCTCCGGCCGGCAATGCCAGGCCCGCTTGTTGGATTTCGATTTTTTTGATGAAACGACGTCGATTATCGCCGACGCTATCTTGCCTGGTGTACCGGCATCTTCGGATCGCTGGCACGATCTCCGGCTGCGCGAAAATGACGCTGGTCACCCTCCGGGGCGCCGATGTCCTCGTCATCACGCATGGATGTCAATCTCGAAATGATCGACCTCAGCTCGGCCAGCATCAGGCCGAAAAAGAGAGCGACTCCGAGACATGCGAGGGAGCTTTCAAGCATCACAATCATACCAACCTCTCCTCTCCGGACTGCTCTTGCGCAAGCATGGAGCAGAAGGCTTCCCTCGGTTTCACGGTCGCATTGCAGCCTTCACAATGCAGCTCGATGACCTCGGCAATCGACAAGGCCCGATCGCAGATCGGACAACCCCAGAAATGATCAAAGCCACCTCCCTGGAGATTTGGTCTCCTGCCGCTCCTGCTCACGCTCATGCCGCCACCTCTTCAAATTCAAATGTCCACCGAACGTCGAGGAAACCTCCATGCTCGGCCCCCGCAGCGAAATTCATCGCTCGCAGCTTGATAAACACCAATTATGTTGATAAAGATGTTCATGTCAACATGATTTATGTCGTTAAATTTGCAAAGGTCGGAAAATGCAGAGATCAATGGGCGAACGACTGAGAGCGGCGCGAGAAGCCGCAAATTATCCATCAGCAACGAAGGCGGCAGAAGCGCTGGGGGTGAGCCTTTCCACCTATCGCGCCCATGAAAACGGTCAGAACGAATTCAGCGCCGAAATCGCCAATCGCTACGCCAAGAAATTCGGGACGACCGCCGGTTATCTGCTGACCGGGGAAGGATCGAACAAGACTGTCCGCACGGCAGCACGCATCGTCACATCCTTCGATCCAGACGAGCTGGACAACGAAGGTTTTGCCGAGGACGGCGGAGAACACAGCTATAGTAGGGAACATTGGCAGCCGCAGATCGCCGGTGCGACGCCGGAGGTGGATGTCAAGCTCGGCGCTGGCAGCGGCGTAGTTGGAGAGGTCATCAATCTGCCTGTGGGCTCGGGGAACGTTGCCGGGCACAAGATCGTGGCGGAATGGCTTATCCCCACGGGCTATCTACGGAATGAGGCAAAGGCCTCACCGAACCACACCATCATCATGGAAGTGATCGGCGACTCGATGCAGCCAACCTATATGCCCGGCGACCGAGTCATCGTCGACCTCTCGCAGAACCAGATGACGACCGATACCGTCTACGCCATTAGCGACGGCTATTCCGAGCCACAGATCAAGCGCCTGCAGCGTGTGCCTTTCAGCCAGCCCGGCGAGGTCAAGATTATCTCGGACAATCCGGCACTTGAGACATTCACCGTAGAACTGGCACGCCTGACGATCATAGGCCGCATCTGTGGACATATTGCCCGTAAGTAGGAATGCGCCGCTCGATCGGCTGCAGGCTGGGCACTCAAGCTGCGCTTCTTCGATAGAGGCCTAGCGGCCCTTGAAGGAACACCTTCGGTGTTTCTCTCAACGAGAATAAACATAAATAATGTTGACATGAATTGTGTTTGATGACAATCTTCCCTGCAGAGCCAATCGGCCCCAAAGGAATGAGCCCGAGTAAGCTCTCAACGGCTTGCGCGAAGCCCGCGAAACCCGAAGGCGCTGTGGATAGCGAAGGAGAAGGCCATCAATGCATGCAGAGATCGACACCGCTACGGCCGAACTCCCGGGAGCATCGAATAAAGAGACGGAGCAATGATGATGCAAACCGTGGCTTTTTCTTGCGACTATTCGTTCGATGAACTCAGCATTCGTCTCTGTGATCGCTGGGAAAGCGGATTGCTGCTCTATGGGTACGCGGAGTTGACATCGGCCGGCGCCGACTATGAAGATGAGTTCTATGTCTCGGCAATCCGCCTGGAGAGCGGCGCACGCCTGACAAGACCAAACACTCAGGCCATCGCCAACAATTTCGAAGCCGAATTGTTTCGAAGGATCGCTGCAGTCATTGAAGACGATAGAACCTACCCCGGACGACACGCCGCCGCTTTTTTTGCCGACGAATTGGAGCAATTCAGGGAAACCGATTCCAATCGCTCCGATAAGACGAAGCGGGAGCAACGCCTCGAAGCCTCGGCCTGA